CAAGATACAAGTACACACTAAACCAAAGAACAGGAGATATGGTAGCAGAACCTCTTGAAGTTCCCTTGTCATTAGATGGCTTTGAAGTTTACATCTATCAAAAGAAAGGCTTTTTTATTGAGCAGTATTTTAAGAATATAGCAGATGCTTACGAACAATTCTTACCTATCTGCTCGTATATAAAGCGAGAAATCAGAACTGACCAAATAAACGGAGGTATGGTAGGGCAGTACAATGCTTCAATCACACAACGTTTAAACGGACTAACTGAGAGAACTGAAACTACTATAACAATGGAGATGCCGTTATTCCCAGAAGAACAAAAAGCAATAGATGTTCAAGAGAACTACCTCGATAAATAAAATCCTATCTTTAAACGGAAGGATAAAAATCATACAAGGCGGAACTTCTGCAGGCAAGACATTTGGCATCCTTCCGATACTGATAGATAAGTGCGCTAAAGAAAATGGCTTAGAAGTCTCCGTAGTGGCTGAGACGATACCTCACTTACGTAGGGGAGCGTTAAAAGACTTCCTAAAAATAATGCGATGGACTAATCGTTACTTTGACGATAGATTCAACAAGACGCTACTTAGATACGAATTTGCTAACGGTTCATCAATGGAGTTTTTCTCGGCAGATGACGCATCTAAACTACGAGGTGCGAGACGTGATATCTTATACATCAACGAGTGCAACAACGTAACGTTTGAGGCTTACAATGAACTTTCAATACGTACAAAGAAAGAGGTTTACTTAGACTTTAACCCTGCCAATGAGTTTTGGGTACACAAGGAACTAAAAGACGAACCTGACACGGACTTCATAATATTAACCTACAAAGATAACGAGGCTTTAGACGAAAGTATTGTCACACAAATTGAAAAGAATCGTGACAAAGCAGCTACGAGTTCTTACTGGGCTAATTGGTGGAGAGTGTATGGACTTGGGCAAGTAGGTAGTCTTGAAGGAGTAGTATTTAACAACTGGAAAGAAATCGACACCATACCAAAAGAGGCAAAGCTCATAGGAATAGGATTAGACTTTGGATACACGAATGACCCTACGGCAGCAATTGAGATTTACAACTATAACGGAACACGGATAATAAACGAACTTGTTTACCGCACAGGAATGGTAAACTCAGACATCGCTAAGATACTTCCGTCAGCCGTTATTATCTACGCAGATAGCTCAGAGCCTAAATCAATAGAAGAGATAAGAAGGCAAGGCAAAACAATCAAAGGAGTAACGAAAGGAGCTGACTCAATCAACTACGGTATTGATGTAATGCAAAGGCAAGACTATTTAGTAACTAAGCAAAGCACGAACCTGATCAAAGAACTACGCTCCTATTGTTGGGATACTGACAAGCAAGGTCAACGAATGAGAAAACCGATAGACCACTACAATCACGCTATTGATGCTTTACGTTACCACGAGATGGAAGCACTCGGTTTAAAATCAAACTATGGACAATACAACATCCGATGAGCTGCCTAAAATGATTAGGGTAGTAGAGCAATACATCAAAGACAAGACAGGCAAAAGAGTCAACATCGTATTCAATGACATCTTCAACGTGAGAAGGCACACTCAGATGCTGGCTCAGGCTTATGCCTATGTGTTACAAAAAGACGAATCACAAGTTAAATAATTATGGAAGTACAAATAAACGTACCATCAACACTAAATGAAATCCCACTAAAGCACTATCAGGACTTTCTGAAGGTGCAACGTGACTCTACTGACGAGGAGTTTGTAGCTCAAAAGATGGTAGAGATATTCTGCGGAATCCGATTAGTAGAAGTAGCCAAGATAAAGCTGACTTCATTAAACGAATTGATAGCACACTTTACGCAACTGTTCAATCAAGTGCCTAAATTCACACCTAAATTTATGATAGGCGATATTGAGTTTGGCTTTATTCCTGAACTTGAAGAGATAACCTTTGGAGAGTACGTTGATTTGGATTCTCATTTGCAAAGCTGGGATAAATTCCATAAAGCAATGGCAGTTTTGTACCGCCCTATAAAAACACGAAGCGGAGATAAATACGAGATAGCAGAATACAACCCTAACAAAGATATGGAGGAGCTGATGCAGTACGCACCATTAGATGTATGTATTGCAGCATCGGTTTTTTTTTGGACTTTAGAAAGCGACTTACTGCAAGCTACTCTGAACTATTTGGAGACGGAGATGAAGAAGGAGAAGAACCTGTCGCAGACTTTAGCGAAACAACTCAATTTAGCAAACGATGGGGATGGTATCAGTCACTTTATGCACTCGCTAAAGGAGATGTCACAAAGTTTGACGACATCGCCAAGTCAAGGGTTACTAAATGTCTTACCTATCTCACATTTGAAAAGCAAAAAAACGAAATTGAACAACGGCAACTTGAAAGACAACTAAGACGATGAAAGGATTTTACGATATAACGAACAAACTTAAAACACACTTTATAGCTGACCCTATTGTAAACACAGTAACGGAAGGAGACATCTTTGAGGTGGACTTAAACAAGCAGACAATCTTTCCGCTTGTACATATGATGATTAACAACGCATCGTTTGAAACCAATGTTGTGCGCTTTAACGTAAGCCTCATTGCGATGGACATTGTTGACATAAGCAAAACTGCAACAACTGACGTGTTTAGAGGCAACTCAAATGAGCAAGATGTACTCAACACACAATTGGAGGTCTTAAATCGAGCCTATGCGCTAATGCTACACGGAAACTTGTGGGATGATAAGTACGTTGTTGACGGCAATCCTACTTGTGAGCCGTTTACTGAACGCTTTGAAAACTTTATGGCAGGCTGGACTATGACACTTGACATCCTTATCCCTAACGAGGTAACAATCTGCTGATGCAAAACACGGAAGTACAAAAGGAATTAGAACGCTTTAGAGACTATGTTGTTAGTCAATCAAGGCGCAACCTTTCAAGGCTACGTAAAAACTCGTCTAAACGCTTGTATCAATCAATTCAAGGCAAAGTAAAGACGATGCCTAACTCTATATCAATTGAGTTTGAAATGGAAGACTACGGAGTGTTTCAAGATGCAGGTGTTTCAGGTAAGAAAAAGAAGTACAACACACCTTACTCCTATAAATCAAAGATGCCTCCTCCAAAGGCTTTTGACAAATGGATAGTTAAAAAGGGATTAGCACCAAGAGACAAGGGTAAGTTTAAAAGCAGAAAGAGTTTGTCATTTGCAATCGCTCGTAGTGTATTTATGAACGGTATAAAACCAAGTTTGTTTTTTACTAAACCGTTTGAGGCAGCTTACAAGCGACTACCTGAGGAGCTGGTAGAAAAATACGGACTTGATGCTCTAAAATTATTCAATGAACAAATAGACCAAATACAAAAACAAAATGGCTAACATATTTACAAGGAGTCCACACATCGTAACTATAAACGTAGCAGGGCAAGTAGAAACCAAGATAGAACTTTACTTGTGGAACTCAGGTTCAATGCCAAGTGCACCACAATACGTTTTAAGCAAGTTAATTGCTGCGACTAATGCTCCTACAACCTATTACGATTTATCGCCTTACATCAGCGAGTTTATAGATCACAACAATCTACAAACGCAACCTGCTACAACGGCAGCTACTCCGACAAATCAGTACGTAAATTTCTTGTATAGAAAGTACAGGAGAATCGGTAGCACCTTTGCACAAACTGGTTCTGATGTTACTGGCTTAGGCTTTAACGGATTTGGATACTATGCAGAAGGAAGCAACCCTGTTTTATTTGATGTCTTTTCTGATAACACGAATTACTATTATAACCCTATCAACAACGTAGGATGGTTTACGGCTTACACAGGTGGCAATGTAGCCAAAGTTAAATACACGAATTATAGCACCGCAGCAACTCAAACAATAACCCTAAGTGTAAACGCAGTAAGAGACGTTAGAAGAGTATATGCAGGGTGGGAAGCAGTAGGCAATAAGGTTGAGTTTTTAAATTCAGCAAACGCAGTTTTATGGACTGCCAATGTTTACCCAAAAACGGAATGTAAATATACTCCAGTTCAGATTGACTTTGTAAATAAATACGGAGCGTGGCAAAGGGAGTGGTTCTTTAAAGCAAGTTACGATAGCTTGAATGTTGAAAACACGGAGTATAACCTAATGCAAAGCACGTTCCCTAACTACCTATTAACTGAAGGACAAAGAGAAGTGTTTAACGCTAACGGAAAGCAAACAATCAAAGTAAACACGGACTGGGTAGATGAAACCTTTAAGGAGAAAATTAAACAGCTAATGTTAAGCGAAAAGATACTTGTAAACGAAACTGCTGCGAAGCTAAACACGAAGTCAATGGACTTAAAGAAATCCATAAACTCAAATCTAATCAACTACGAGATGGAGTTTGAATTTGCATATGACGTTATTAACTCAGTAATGTAATGAGCAGAGAGGTACACTTATACGTCAGTACAACACGCTACCAAAATATAACAACATCGGTAGTCAACAACTTTTTTCAAAGCGTTACTAATGCTGGAGGAGTATGCGAAAGCGGTCAATGTATGATTGACTATCTTAACTCGTTAGGCGGTTTATTTGGTAATTATGAAAACTCGGAAAGATTAGAGCTATTCAATGACGAAACAATAAACCTCACAAGTACAGTACAAAACGTTCAAGACATATCTAAAACCTTTACGGACTTTTCGCAGAGCTTTACAATTCCTGCGAGTGATCATAACAACCGAATACTTCAACATTTTTATCAGTCAGATGTCAACGCTTTATTTGATTATAACCTTAGATTAGATTCCTTTATTGAGATTGACTTGACTTTCTTTAGGAGGGGTAAGTTGCAAGTAGAAAAGTCAAACCTAAAAAACGGAAGACCTGAAAGCTATACGGTAACATTTTACGGAGATGGCAGAACGCTCAAAGATTACTTTGGTGAGGATTTACTTTCTGATTTGGACTATACTGACTATAATCACGTTTATTCGGGTGCAGAGGTTAAAAATAGACTCACGGATGGAACTAACCAATATGATGTAAAGTATCCGCTAATTAGCTCTAAACGCATTTGGCATTATCAATCAAACTACGTAAACGCTACGACTCCTAACTGGCTTGATATAACTTCTATATCCCAAAACGATATACACGCAAGTAGCGGAGCAATCTATTTTAATGAGCTTTTTCCTGCCGTCAGAGTAAGTACAATCTTTGACTTAATTCAAGCTAAATACGGAGTAACATTTAACGGCACTTTCTTGCAAGATGATAGATTTACTAAGCTATTTTTATATTACAAAAACAAAACTGAATTTGACATTATAGGCAAGCAACATTTAGTTGACATTCAATCAGTTTCTGCTCCAACTGGACTCTACGACCTTTCTCCATACATAGACACTACTGCTGACACAATTACATTCACAGAGTTAAACGGAGTGCTTACACATCAACTTGAGATTGAGATTATTTCTTTGTCAACTGCTGCCACTATTTATGCTGATGTATTCCAAAACGGAAACTTACTTAACTCAGTTCAGATTAGTGCAACTGGTACTTATACTTTGGATGTAGTCAATCAGACATCAGGTTTGAATGCAGTTTATCAAGTTTATCTAAGACCTGCCGCAGCAGTTAACGTAACTCACTCTCTTAAATACTCAGTTCTTTATTTGAATGCTTCGTCTTTGGTTACGGAAACACAATCAACAACGGATGCTGCAACCAATATGGTTCTCACTCAAAGTTTGGAGTATAACGCACCTCAAATGAAGATTTCAGATTTCTTTGCAGGAATCCTAAAGACTTTTAATATGGTTTGCGTAGGTTCAGGAGAGAATACATACGACATTGCACCCCTTGACGATTGGTACGGTCAAGGAGCAATTGTAGACATTACCGAAGACACGGACATTACTTCTATTGATGTTGCTCGTATGCCGCTTTACAAAAAGATATCTTTTAAGTATCAAGATTCAGACTGCTTCCTTAACAAGCAGTTTACTCAAGTCTACTCACGAGGTTACGGAGATATGACATATCAGTACCCTTACGATGGTGGAGAGTTTACAGTTGACTTACCTTTCGAAAACATTTTACAACAGAAATTTACAGCAACTAATTTACAAGTAGGATATGCTTTAAACAATGAGTTTGCACCATACACACCGAAACCTATATTGCTTTATCAATATGACAATTTAGACTGTAATTTTAAATTTAGTGCGGGTTCAACTGTTACAATTACCAACTACACACCTTTTGGTCAAGACTTACGCTACAACAACACGGATTTAACAAGCAACTTTTCTCCTGAAACATCAACGCTATTAAATTACCCTATCCAACAAACACTATTTGCTCAGTATTACTTTTCGTACTTGTACAATCTTTACAACCTAAAGCAAAGGCTCATCAACGTCAAGACAATTCTACCAGTAGGAGTTCTGACAAACCTAAAGCTAAACGATAGGTTAATCATCAGAGACAAGCGGTATATCATTAACGATATGAACACGAACCTAACAACAGGAGAAGTTCAGTTCTCGCTTTACTTAGATTTTAGACCAATTATTAACAAAGTACCGTTTATAAATATTCCTGCGGGTGGTGGTTCAGCAGTTGCTGCAATCAACATTCCAAACGGAGGTATTACTGCTTTGCTTACTCCTTCTGCTGCTGACATAACATTAAGTCAAACAACTTTAACGTCAAGTCAAAACGTAACTATAACTACAGGATCTTTGACAAGCGGTAACGTGTACTCAATAGGTGTAAGGTTTGATTACGCTAACGGAACGCAGACTAATGATAACATTTTTATAGTAATAGAATGATACAACAAATAATTGCAATGCTCCAACTTGATAGCCACTACGGCATCAGCGAAGAGATAGACATTGCCAAAGGGAAATACAAGCTGCACACGTCTATGAAGAAGGCAATCAAACAAGGTAAAAGAGAACTTATAAATAAACGAAATGGCAGAGGTTAAAACTATAAAGATAAACGTAGATACTAAACAGGCGGTTAACGCAATGGATAACCTTGCAGAAGCCAATCACGATGTATCAGCAAGTTTTGCAGACGTATATGGAGAAATACAACCGCTTACTGCTCGTATGGGCGAAGCTGAGGATCGCTTGTATGAATTAGCTGCTGCTGGTAAAAGCACTACAAAGGAATACAAAGACTTATTAGAAACCGTTGGTAATTATCGCAAGGTACAAATCCAAACGGATATGGCAGTTGATGCTGCCGCAGGTAATTTTACAAATAAATTAGGCGGTGCGTTAGGTGGTGTTACCGCAGGGTTTAGCTTGGCTCAGGGAGCAATGGGTGCTTTTGGTGTAGAATCTGAAGATTTAGAAAGGCAGCTTTTAAAGGTGCAGTCAGCAATGGCTATCGCTGATGGTGTTAAAGGATTTAGAGAAGCTATACCATCAATCAAAGCATTTGGAACGGCTTTAAAGGGTGCTATTGGAGCAAGCGGTATTGGTTTACTTGTTGTGGCATTAGGAACTGTTGCAGCGTACTGGGATGATATTAAAAGCGCAGTAGGTGG